TGTCATCAGACTTTCAGAAGTCACCGATGTACGAATCCATATACAACATGGACTCCACTGGTCTTCCTGACAATTTGCGTTCTGAAAAGCACGTCAACAATTTGACCAGGAGTAAGCGGAATCATGATGCGGCTGCAGGCATTGCTGCCATAATGACCCATGCGGATTACAACCCAGTGCTGGCGGATGAATTTTCGAATGCAGCTCAGGCATATTTTGAATCAATTGTCACTCTTGATGAGAAAGGTGGCAATTGTATTTTCAGACATGTCCACCCAGTGGATGTCGATATTGCCATTAATGGGTCGCATTTCTCTAGTGATGGGATCACAACCACCAACCATAAAGGTATGGAAGCCATGGCTATGAAAACTAGTCCAGGCCATCCATGGGTCATGATGTTTCCCGACGATGTCCAAGAGGGCATTCAGAGGGTGGGCAAATACCCTTGGTTCAAGTGTGCCTACCAGCCTGATGGGAGCCGTCATTATACTATGGGGCCTCAGCTCTCAGCTTCTTATCAGGAGCTTCTTTCCCTTTTCAAGAAGGACCACAAGACGAAAGTCAAGTTTGTGACAGCCTGCAAGGATGAGGTAAAGAAAGACAGTAAGCCGACTAGGCTTATTATGGTCGGGCCCCAGTGTTTGACTATCGTCTGCAGGGAGTTCTTGATGACCATATGCCGCGTCATGCAGCTAAACCCGTTCGTATTCGGAGCTGTGGTTGGGCTAGATGCTACATGCGTTCAGTGGGACCAGGTTCACAACTTCATTTGTGGCACCAAGGCCAGGAAGAGGTACACTTTTGATGGCGACTACAAGGACTTCGATAAGAGCCTTTTTCAAGAGGTTACTGATGGAGTCAAGTGGGTCATTTTGTCCATTTGCGAGTGCAGTGGCAACTTCAATGAGGAGCAAATGTTCATCGTTGAATCAATACTGTGCTGCCTACTCTCCCCAGTGGTCGATGTCTTCGGCGCCGTTTACTGGTTCCGGTCTTTTAACACGAGCGGTAATTCACTCACCACTCAGATCAATTGCATTGCGAATATGCTTTTCATTTGGGTTGCGTGGACTCGGCGGATGAAGAAGGATATGGGGAGCGCATATGATGAGCGCCTCAGTCGGGAGATGTTCAATAGACTCGTCCATGTGGTCACTTATGGAGATGATCACTTGGTTGGCGTGACTTATCCGGACATGCTCAACTGTCGTATTATGGAACAGGAGCTTTCTCAGCTTATCACTTACACCGATGCTCACAAGAACACTGGTGCCGACATTGCCGAATTCAGTCCTCATGAGGAGTTGATTTTCCTTGGCAGGTCTATGGTGATTGACGAGACGGGTTCTTGCAGACCGCCACTTGAGTTCAAACGCTTGGCCAAAACTTGCCTTTTCTTTAGGAAGCGCGCTGGAATGCAATATGAGCACATGATCCCAGATCTATTTCGGGGAATCTTGCTCGAAATTCATTTCCATGGTGAGGATGTTTACAATCTTTTCTATGAGCGGATTCTCGAGATCATGTGCGAGTATTATTCCATGAACAGGTGTGACATTGAGATTACTTTCTTCATGGACACGTCTGGCGAATTGCTCACCTACGATTACTTCCGCAGGTGGTGGCTTGAGAAGAAGGATAACGGATATCTTCGCGATCCTAAATACGAGATGATCGTGCACCCTGACCCTGAGAAGGATCGGGAGTTGCACGACCGGTATCTTGCGCTCAAAGCGCTTGGTGCCAAAGAAACCAACGTGGCTTAAATGCCACACCAGAAGGTTTTTCCCGTTTTCCTTAATAAACTGGTCTTTGTATATATATTACATGTATATATTTGGTTTTTGCAGTGTTTTTCCTACTGATGTTGAGGTGCGAAAGCATTCTCATTTCCGGGAATAAAACCTGACCCGACTTTGCAACCCATGTGCAAGATGGTGTGTGATCTTAGTCGGTGCCGTTCCATGTTTATATTATTTATACGTGTTAAGTATGCTCATGTCGGAGCCTATGCTTAGGATTAACGGTCCATGCTGATTGGTTAAGAACCCACCCCCACAATATAGGCGTAATGTTGGGGGCGTATTTCGTCTGCGAACACAAACAATGAAAACAATACTACTAGTGGCTTGCTCACTGAATTTTTCGACGGTGCACACCCAAATGATGTGTGCACTGCTCCAAGCATTTCCGACGATTCTTTTGCGGAGGGATATACCGCTGGCCTTACTTTGGGCGAGTGGTTTTCCCGTCCTGTCAAGATTAAGACTCTCACTTGGAATGCAAATACTCTTCTGGGTGCTTCTTTTAATCCGTGGTATGATTATTTTAACCATCCAGAAATAAAGGTGAAGCTTAAAGGCTATTCTAGGCTGCAGGCTAATCTGCATGTCAAGGTGGTCATTAACGCTTCACCTTACCATTATGGTGTCGGGATTATGTCCTACAAACCCATGTCAGGCGGCGGTTTGAACGGTGCCGGCGATTTTGATTTTTCCGCAGGGACTACTTCAGAATTGTTGGTCACCGATTCTGGCTTATATGTCGGCGGGAACGTGCCTGCTTCTCTCATGGTTCGAACTAGTAGACCTCATGCAAAGTTTTACGCTGAGGCTTCTAAGGGCTGCGAGATGATGTTGCCTTTCTGTTATTATCAGAACTGGATCAACCTTGATACAGATTTGAGCGAGCTTAAGCAGATGGGCAATATGAACATTTACACTCCTATTCCACTCACAGATTCTAGTGGTGGCGGAGGCGCTGTTGCTGTAACGATATACGCCTGGTGTGATGAACACAAGGTTGGTGGTCCTTCTTACGTTATGCAGTCTGGCAAAGATGAATATGCGGAAAGGCCAGTGTCAACCGCTATGTCGGCTATGTCTAAAGCTGCGGCTGCGTTGAGCATGATTCCTGTTATCAGGCCTTATGCTATGGCAACTTCAAAAGTCATGGCAGGTGCTTCAGCAGTGGCTAGATGGTTTGGTTTTTCCAATCCACCTGTCATATCGGACGTTGTTGCATTTGCGCCCAACTACATGTCTAACTTTGCGTCACCTGAGATTAGTGTCCAGCAAGACAAGTTGGCACTTGATCCCAAGAACGAGACAACCGTTGATTCACGTACAGTTGGTCTAGACGGCGTGGACCATATGGCTATTTCACACATTGTTGGTCGATATGTCGATTATAGCATGTTGGAATGGACTAGCGCTATGGGTCCTGAGGATCCTTTGTTGATTCAGAATGTCTCTCCAATGATTGGTGTTAGTGTTCCATATACCGGAGCCACCACTGGCAAACCGTGCGCTGCGATCCAGATGACACCTTCAGCACAGATCGGCACAGCTTTTCAGTATTGGTCTGGGAAGATCACTTATAAGTTCACTTGTGTGGCATCCCAGTTTCACCGCGGTCGCTTGATGATATCATACGAACCTGATGGAATGTTGTCAAGTTACACCAGTGATTCTTACACTGGTCCAAGGACCATTAACAAAATTTGGGACATATCAACTGACCCCACATTTGAGTTTGAGGTCCCCTGGATGGCGCCGATTGCAATGCTGCGCACTATGGGTGCTAGTGGCATGGCCTGGTATGCTTCTACCAATCCTGGCCCCGGCGCTGCCAACAATGTATGGGTGGCTAATCCTAGTTCCCTCCCAATCAATGTTGTGTATAAGGATGCGCTCTACAATGGGACCATCACTGTTTCGGTGCTTAATCCCTTGACCTCTAATGACGCTACTTATCGCGCTTTCATTGTCTGCTCTGTCAATTGTGGTGAGGTTGAATATTTCTCCCCTCTAGACCTTGAGTACCCGATGTCTTTGTATACGCTGCAGAGTGGTGACGATTTAGCCAACGCCCCAGATGAGGGTGTAGTTCACGCGGAAGCTCCAGAACTTGTTGAGACGCCCACCAAGCATGCCATTTACGTTGGCGAAATTGCTCGGTCAATTAGGCAGTTGATGCACAGGACCACGTTTTATTCAAGGTTCAGTTCACTAACTCCTGAGCAGACCCCACGTGGCGAGTTCAACAGCATACCAACAATTGGCGACTCGAGCAGTTATGGGACAATCAGTAATTATGGTGGTTCGATATATCTGCCAAATGCACCGTATGTCACTGGAAATCTTCCTGTTATTGTGGGATCCGATTATCCTAACACTGGTGTTATGATTAAGAATGGAGCCTCTACCAACGCTGATGTCATTGTCAATCAGAATTGTAAGACGATGACACCGACGGCCTACTTCATGTCATCTTATGTCGGTTGGCGTGGTGGGACGGTCTACACTGCTAAAGCCACCAGTAGCAATCCCGTGTCTAATGGTACTTTCACTAGTTTGTCTGTATCTCGGGTTGCGAGTAGCATCTCGAGTTATGTCAAAGATTCTTCCATTTGGACTCCCGTTGTCTGGTTTACCAGGGTAGCGGGCAGTACTACACTGCCATCTAGCAATCCATATGTTGGTTATCAGGCTTTGAATTATGCAAATGCTTGCATTCGCAGATTGTCTAAGGGTCTATCAGGTATGGCCGTGACAAACCCAAGCCAGGTTAATGTCGTTAATGCAGTTGTTCCGTATTATAGCAACTACAGGATGTTGCCTGCAAATCCGTTGGCTAATTATTACACAGCCAACAAACCAGAGGAACTGCCTTGGAACAAACTCAGCGCTCCAAGCTATCCACCTGGGATCAATGAAGTCATTCAGTGTCCCAGGATTGACTACGATGTCGCGATGTATGCTGGGGTTTTCACGAACACCCTAGACGTTCAGCCATCTATCGATGTCTACCACAAGGCTGGGGTCGACTTTACCTTATTTTGGTATTTGAATCCCCCAACCATTCATGTTTACACCTATTTCGAGGGCGGCTACGCTCGTGATTGGTATTAGTAACATACACACATTTTTAAAGTACATATTGCGTGTGCGTTAAGCACACAGCATTTCCTATCACAACTATATATATATTTATACATATTTATTTACATACATTTTAAGTTGAAAATGGGGTACCCGCCGAGGAACCGGTAGGGTGTTATCTCTCTTTACGTTAAGAGAGTAATTAGGTAACACCCTTGGGTGTTTCCAATTTAGTTGTCCAATCCCC